AGGCTAACCAATGAGCAGTCTTAGTTAGACATCACTGCCGAGTAAGTGGGTAGCTAACTCGGTAGAACTAATCACGCGGCCGGAGTCTCTTCAGTCTTAGCCTCGGCGTTACCTTCTGCCTGGACAGACTCAGACTTAGGCTTGGGACCGGTCTTCTGAGTCTCCTTAGGAGTCGCGAGAATCACGTACTTAGCACCGTTCTCGTTCGGCTGGAACTCGAAAGTAACCGGGTCCTTAATAGACTTGACATCCATAGGATCGACACCAGCCTTAGCGGCGTAAGACTTCTGAATATCGGCCGTGTCACAGTTAAGAGTGAGAGCCAGCTTAGAGAAAGATTCGAAGTGCTGTTCAGGCTTCAGATTTCCACCCGTGACGTAGAGATTAACTCGCGGACGGGGGAGAGATGAACCAGAGTCACCAGGCTTACGACCGCGAGTAGCAACAGGCATCCGAGACTTAAGAGCAGCGACTGCCTCAGTAAAAGGCACACTGTCAACAGACATAAGCTTTGCAGTACCCTCAAGAGTCTCAAGGGCAGCCTTAGCCTGCTCCTTAAGAGTACTAGAGAGAGTCTTCAACTTAGCCTTTTCTTCCTCAGAAAGAGTAAGCGAGACAACATTCTCTTCTGCCAGTTGCTTAAGCCGTGCGTTAGCTTCCTGAATAGTCAGGCGAATTGCAACAGCCTCAGGGTGATCAGAAGACTCAATGAAAGTCTTCATTGCCTTATCACGATCTCCGTCGGCTGCGGCCAGCTTAGTACTAACTTCAGAAAACTGACCGATGATCTTTTCAGTCTGAGTAATGAGCATCCGCTCAAACTCGTCTTCACCCTTGTAAAGAGAGTCGTTCGACCCCTCAGTCTTGGGAGCGGACTTGTCCTGAGCTTTCTTGCCAGTCTGAGTTGCCATCACTTGATCCTTAAGTCTGGGGCTGTGGGCTGTTTCTGTCTTGCGGGTGACTCACCCTACCACACTCCCCTCAGTCTGACCAAACAAATCTGGTTACTGTGCGTAGTTTTTTCAAAAATTTTCGTTACGCTGTGTGATGATGGAGGTATTAGTCTTTTGGGTTCTCATTGACTGATCGATTTGACTAATCCTCTGTCCATTGTGGAAATGATCTTGATTGACCTACAGAAAAGATGCCTGGTCGGAGTAGTTGATTGATAAGTGTTTGCTGTTGTGAACGACAGAAAGAGCTGTGTTTGTGCAGGTCAGAGCTTTGAATGACAGATTTTTTCAAGTCATGATCAACAGGCTTTTTAACACAGTCGTTCGGTACCTCTGACCAGGAAAAGTTAATGTCGGTTAACCGTGATCTATCTGTCCATAGTGGACAAAGAGAACTGACAGAAAAGTTCCCAGGTCAGAGGCTGTAGTTGTCGAAAAGTTAACACTGTTCACTGAGGATAGCCCACTATATGTTCTTCCTAGTGGGCTCCTCTGACTTGATCTTGAAAAAGCTTAGCATCGCTTAGCTTCTATTAGTCAAATCACCAGAGGTAAAGACTAATGAAGAGTATGACCCTTAGTCATCTCCCTGTGATGCCTGCGGATAAACAGTCTGTCCGCATAATCCAGAGAGTTTTTATCTGCCCTGAATTCAACATGAGTAAGCCAATTGGCCTGCTCACAATAGACAGCTGCCAAGTAGGCATTAGTCTTAAGATCCATCTTTGATTCCTAACAAGATGTGAGCCTCTCCCTAGGAGGTCACAAGGGACACAGGGCTATAGGCCGTGAGCGTTGAAGCTAGGGGGTCGCGATGGGCATTCCAGCCGAGCATCACCCCTGTAGGTCTCATCCTCTCGTGTGGGTTAGTTAATTCATGGCCACTAATTAATTGTGGGTCAATTAATTAGGACCAAAAGCTAACTAAAACCTGGGAGGGTTGAGGGGTCTTTGTCCCTCGTAGAGTGTTGGATCACCAACGAGTTTTTCTCTCAACTCTGAGAGTTGTTGGTCGTCCATAGACTAACTCCTAACCAGAGTAGTTGGGATTGTATTCCTGAATCTCAACGTCCCAAGACTCTTGAATGACAATGCTCAGATTGTCTCCATACATGGGGTCAACATTGACTTCAGAGTAGACTTTCTCGCCGTTCGTACCAAACTTCCAAGTCTGGTACAGATAGTTTTCACTACCTTTGAACCACCAGGCCTCAAACCCTCCAATGATTTGAGCAGCGCCTTTTAGCTCAAACTTGAGAGCCTTTACGTACTGCATAGTCAGATAACCCGTCGCGAGTAGTAAGCGAACCAGTAAGAGATCTCGGAGTCAGGCATAGAGTCCACACCAAAGACTCCGATCTCCTTGAGAAAAGCACGCATTAGTAACCTCCCTGATTAGCCATAGCCTAAGACAGACAAAGCCTGCCAAAGACTAAAGTCAATCAGTAGTTTTCAAAAAAGAGGGCTCTGTTAACACGGTCCCCAAGTTCGATCTGACGCAACTTGGCAGAGTCAATTTCTGATGCCCAGTAGCCACGAAACGCGCCGTTCGTGCTTTCAACAAACATATCGAGCTTGATTGCGCTCACAAAGAACTTAATCTGATCTGAGTGCATCTTTGCGTCCCCATCTCTCGTGTTCGGTTGTACCCCTATTAGTTCATGAGTCTGTAGTTAGTCATACCGCCGTTCGGGGTAAGTCTCAGGCTTTTTATTCGAACATCTGTTCGTATGACTATCTACAGTCTAATAGAGAGATGAAGCATGTGCATGTGTGAACGTCTACAAAGGACCTATCTCTGTCCACATTAGACTGATCACTGTCTCAATTAGACTGTCCTAAGTGGAGTGTCTAATGTGGACAGTCCTAATTAGACTGATCATGTTGTCAAGAAATTTCCACCCGATTTTTTTGGGGTGAGAACGTTTAGCTCAATACAGACACAGAGATTTTGGGTCCCATCGATCATTAATCTAAGTATTCTTTTCTCCAAATATTTGATTACTGTGATGGGAGTCTAATCAAGAACGGCGACATGGATAAGATCGGGCCTTTCCTGTAGGCCAAACCTTACCTTTTGCATGTAAAGTCAGCGTATGGATACGCCTCTTACTTCAATGGATCTGAGAGTTATTAACTGGATTGAAGGGTTTTGGCATAGACATAATAGATTTCCTCTTAAGATGGATTGGAATAAAAAGACTAAGGAGGTACCTCAATTATTAGATTATTCTTTTGAAGAAGCCTTACAAAACGCTACTTTTAGACGTTCTCTTAAAGAACGGGGCATTAAAGTACCTTCAACTACCAGTGGAGATTGGGGTTTATCTCAATCTCAAATTGCTGCAATTGTTACTGTAACAAACTTTGAAGACACTAGAACCAGAGCCCAAAAGCTTAGAGAGCTAGGAATTAGCACTACTAAGTGGGCGGGTTGGATGAAGGATAAAGATTTTGTAGAGTTTCTTCAAGAGATGACTGCTACAAATCTTAAAGATTCTTTGCACGTGGCTAATGAAGGTCTCCTCAAAGCAATGGATAGAGGAGACACCAATGCCATTAAGTTCTATTACGAACTGACTGAAAGGCACGGAGGCAATGTAACTGCATTACAAAATATTAGATTATTACTTGCTAAGATTCTTGAAGCGGTACAGTTCCATGTAAAAGACCCAATTACATTAGCTGCAATCGGTGCAGACTTTGAGGTTATCCTGAATGGCGGTACTCCAGAATTTAAACAAGTGAAGGAGATTGAAGTCTGATGTCAGTAGTTTCAGGCGATCCTTTTGGTGAGATTAAGCCAGACAAGAAACCAGCAACTAACGCACCGGAACCGAGAGAGGTAAACAGACTTCACGCGCGTAGTGATGTGGACTCCTCTACTACTGCGCAGCATCATACTTTAGGTATTAAACATACTCAGGCTGCCTATGGAGATCATGTCCATGACGGAAAGTCATCTAGAAAAGTTGGCCAAGGTCTTAGTTTAACTGTGTCAGGCTCTAGAGGAGGAAATGCTGCTTTAGCTAGTTTGTTAACGATGCTCGGACAAATTATTGAATTTACTGACAATACTACTGCGTAAGTAGGATTTATGCCTCCACGTAAAAGAAAAGCGACCGAAGATCTTAGTTTAACTGAAATGGCAGATCTTCTTAAGGTAGGTTTTGATAGGGCTAAAACTAATCCTACCATCAATAACTATAAGCCTCACCCTAAGCAAATTAGATTTCACTCATCTAAAAAGCAGGGACGTCTTTATATTGGTGGTAACAGATCAGGTAAAACTGTTGGTGGAGTTGCTGAAGACGTTTACCGTCTTAAAGGGGAGCACCCATACCAGCGGGTACCTTCCCCTCCTATACGAGGCCGTATTGTTACGGTCTCTTACACAGAGGGTATTGAAAAGATTATTAAGCCTGAGCTAACTAAGTGGCTTCCGCCAAGTCTTCTAATTAATGGATCTTGGGAAGATAGTTGGACAGCCAGGACTAGAACTTTAGAGTTATCTAATGGTTCTACTTGCGAGTTGATGAGTTATGACCAGGATCTAACTAAGTTTGCTGGTACTTCTCGGCACTTTATTCATATGGACGAAGAACCACCGAAAGATATCTTTACTGAAAATAAGTTACGTATCCTGGATACTGACGGATGCTGGTATATTACAATGACCCCGGTTGAAGGTATGACCTGGGTTTATGACGAAGTTTATATTCCCGCGCTATCGGGTAGCGATCTAATTGACTTAATTGTCATTGACACCGAAGAGAATCCGTATCTATCCAGATCGGCTCTCCAGACAGTTATGCAAGGTCTTGATGCAGATGAACTTAAAGCTCGTAAGCAAGGTAAGTTTGTTCAACTAGGTGGTTTGGCTTTTAAAAGGTTTATGAATATACCTGTTAATTTTGATGAACCTTTAGCTGGCGGACATATTCTTAAGTCTCGTATTCCACCCTTAAACTGGACCCATTACGCAAGTATGGATCACGGCTGGACAAACCCTACTGTTTGGTTGTTTCATGCAGTATCACCCTCTGGATTGGTTATCACTTATGATGAGATTCATGCGAGCGAAACAGTTATCTCCAGTTTTGCTGAGCAAATCCACGAAAGAAATAGTAGAGAAGGTAGAAGAGTCCCGGATATATATGTGGGTGATCCCGCCATTGAACAACACAACGCACAAACAGGAGACTCAATCCGTACATCGTATATGAAGGAGGGTATTCCTATCCTTCTTGGGAATAATAACATTTCTATCGGTGTTAATAAAATGAACAGTTATTTAGAAAAGAGAAAATGGGTTATTACTGAAGACTGCCCTAATCTTATTAACTCACTTCAAAGAGTTAGGTGGAAGATCTTTGAATCTGCTAAGAAAAGACACGATAACCCACCCCGTGAAGAATTGCATGGTAAATTTAAAGACCCTGCTGACTCTGCTAGGTATTTTTTCAGCATGCAGCCTGATCTCTACATACCTAAAGAAGGAGAGGTTGGAGCGGCTGCTAAAATAGATCATGCAGTTAGATCAGCTCTTAGTGCTCATACCACTTATATGGGCGATCATAGATTTGATAGGAACCTATCTCGATCCTTACAGCATCAGACCAGGGGAGAGTGGGAGCATCTAGATGAGCACATGGGTGGTATTTGGTGATTGGACAAATGATGACTACAGAGTCTGAGGAAGTTGTTCAAACTGTCGAAAAATTTCAACTAGTTAAAGGATACCCTCCTGCTGCGCCTGGCAAATGTATTGGATGCGGTGCTTTTAGTGGTGAATTTATCGACTTTAGTTTTGATATTGATTACTATGGTGCTGTCTATTTCTGTAGGCCCTGCTTTACTTTTGGTTGTCATCTTTTTGGCTACCACTCCGATGAGAAGATGAAAGCTATAGTCAAAGAGCTTGGTGAGGCTAATAATAAAGTTCTTAGTTTAACTATTGAGAATGAGGCGCTTAAAAATGCTTTGGCCGCTACTGATCTTGTCTCTGGGGTTATTAATTCTCTTAAGCCTAGCCCTGTTACTACAGTGGAAAATGTTCAACCAGAGAGAGCAGAGCCAACTTCAGACAATAAGCAAACTTCAGGAGATGTTAAGCCAGAGAGTGGAAGAGCAAAAAGATCTGCTAAATCGCGTGATGAGTCAGGATCTGCCAGCCTATCTAACGATGACTCAAGCCTCGAAGAT